CTCCTTTTCAGCATGTCCTTCATGGCCCTTGTTGGAATACCAGGCGGCCATTACCTGTTTGTAAGTTGGTATTGGCGTGGGTCTAGCCAAAAGTCCCCTCTTGAGAGATGATGACCTCGTCAGAATCGTTTTGATCTCATTGTAAATATCAGGATGATGGGCTGTTAGGCTCATATATGAGATCAACCTACGGGCTCTATATACAGGGTCGAACGTCACCAAAGGGGCTACCATTTTCCCCACCAACTTTTCTTTATTGTGCCAAACAATGCGTGAAGGTACTTTTAGCCCCAATTGCTGAAAGTCCTTCATGTCTTGTCTGTTTGGCTTCCTTGAAAACTTTGAAAGGAATTCAATCTTTGAAAGCGGTTTAGACACCATATTGTTTGTGACACCCCATCGTTTCATAACCTTCTGAATATTGGTCATGTTCCACGTAGGGGGCTTTGTAGCAAGCACAGACAAAACATGGTCATCACCGTAACAAGATAGCTCATTAAAGTGCTTAAATTCACGCGCACTTAGTCCAGTCAACTCCCTCCATGCCATTAGGTAGAGGGTGACCAGTGCTAGTGAATTATCAGTGGTCGTGGACGAGTGGCCAGTCGTCAACCCTTCTCCCTTGGCATAAATATTGCCGGTAGAGGTAGTGTTGAGGGCCTGGTGCTTGACCATGATATAATTAACATCAATAAGCTCACAAATCCTTTCATAATCCTTATGGTGTTCAAAGCCTTTCTTGCGAACTGCCTTGATCATCTCCTGAACTTTTCCAGTTATGGTTGAGTCAAATTCACTCATGTCACCCTCATAGTGGTGTTGGCACCGTGCATGGTTGGCAAATATATCAGCCATATGATAACCATTCAATGGAGCACCAACTCTAATGGGTGTTGTTTCCCATTTAAAATTGTGATTTGGGGCATAATTCCAGATTGTTGATAAAATGTACTGAGATATAGGACTACCAATAACGGTTCGGATTTTATCTCTAGCCCATTTCCTTTCTGGAAGTGCTTCCCCTTTCACACTCACAGCACTAACCGGTATGATCTGTGCTGCCACCTCAAAGGTCCTTCTCCACAGGTCCTTAAAAGCACGCATCCCTCCAATATCCCTAATAAAATGGGAACGGCGGTATTTGCGTTTCCTCTTAAAAGGGTCAGCCATGAAGGCCCCTAGTCCAAATTTCTTTTCCCACATTTGAATGATGTAGTTGAATGGTGTCAGCCGTGATTGCTTAAAGATGTCACCAACCATAAACCACACATCCTCAATTGGTAAATCTGGATACGAATACCGTGGGGAATGAAAATACCG